CAAACATGTCTTGAAGGAATCGTGTGACCGAACCCTCACGATCTTCGAACTCGAAGTACTTCTTCAAGAACGTGACAAACTTAGGATATTCCTGTTGGATATAATCAGGCAACACACTTTCAACCTGATACTCCTTTAGGTTTATATCACGTCTATTAGTGTCTTCTAGTGTTTTATCGAAGTTTGCTATTGACATTAGTTACTCGCAGACGTTGAGATGCCTCTGGCAGATAATCGTGTCGGATCAATCGCAAGAATATATTCTCTTTGAGGTACAATAGCACTTTGATTGGCAGGAAGCACAGAAATTTTAATCGTCTCTGCCTCATCTGTTTTTAAAGAACTGATTGAAACGGTGCCTGCACCTGAATTGTACGAACCAATATTATTACCATTTGCAACAGGGAGACCTGTTGCATTACTAATAATCTGAAGAATGTTTGACTTCAGTTTATTTTTCAGTGAACAAGACTCTCCACCAAAACTAAACGAACTACTTGTCACAATATGAATCACATCGTCCGGACTAGCAATCGATACAGGGAAGGAAAAATCTTTCTTATTGTCTTGACCTGCAGTAGTAGTGTATCGTTGTTGCATTTTGATTTCGGCACGAGATGATAGGATCGCATTACTGGTATCATCAACATCTGCCAAGAGTTGTGATCGCCTAAATGCCTGACCAAATTTACCCGTATTAGCAGAAAAGTAGTTGGTCATTTCTGTACGTACTCTTTCCTGTAATGTATTGATTGACAGATTGGTGTAATCTGGGTTATACTGGAAGAAGAGATTCGTCTCAATGAACGTCTTGATTGGATCAGTAAACTTCAAATCAAAAGAAGCAATTGATAGTTGATCCACCAGAGTACGAATGTTATCTTTGGTTGTGTTAATTAGTGAAGTGCTTACATCATCATTAAACACCACTGACAAGAAAGTGACACCAAACTCTGGAGAGAGGTTGTCTTCTCCACCCCAAGCAATGATGTCTTTAATCAGATGACCGTATTCTCGCTGAACTAAGTTAGCATAATCAACGTGGGTCACCATTCGATTCTGTGTAGCATATCGGAAAGGTGCATTACGTCGAATACTATCAAGTCGTTCTTTCTCTTGCCCACCAGTCGATCTACTAATTGTTGAAACCACAGGCAAACGCAAAAGACCTGTACCGCTTGAAGGTTCCGTCACTTCTACGGTATTGACTGGTTCGAATACTCGTGCACCATTTGCCGCTGGACCTGAGACTGACAGATACTCGACAGTGATCTTAGACCCTGCTTTTGGTACCGCACCAAGCGTTGATCCATTACCGAACGTCAATTCGAAGTATCCGTTAGGTGCTTCTTTGAGAATGTATGCTGGAGTGGTTGCAGTAATATTGGTTGCAGTCTCTAGATTCACATATGTGGTAAAGTCTGAAGACGTAGCACTCTCAAATATTTTTACTACTGCGGTCTTGCGATCTAAGTTTTTATCTGGTATAATATACAGAACGTCTTCAGTATCTTCTCCAGCAAAAAATGTTTTAGTCTTTGCAATACCTTCATAGACTGGGATATTAGTATCGCCTTCTAGTGTCTGGAACTGAAAGAAGTTGTTGCCATCATTAAGTGCTTCAATCAACTGTTGTGTTTGAAACGTATAAGACCCATCATCTACCGATGCGGTAAACTTATATCCAGATGATATCTGTAGTTTCTCTGGCACATCATCTTGGTCAATACCAATATTGAATGAAAGATTTATAGTACCTTGTGATGCAGTACGTGATTGAGGAATATAACCTAATGTTTCTGCGTGAGATACAACCGAACTTCTTAACTGAGAAGTGTTTAAAAACGATTCATTGATTGCCATGTTAGCAGTCAATGCATTCAGATGAGTATTGTATGCCAGAACATCTAATAGGTTAGACAGACCCGATGCTTCGAAGTCATAGTCTGCAAACTCTGACTGTTGCTCAAGGTACGTCTTGAGGTTATTCTTAATCGCATTGAAATCTAATGCAGATGAGTTGATAGTTGTTGCCATTATCGTAACCTATTCAGTCTTGTTGTAAACTCTGTTGTCTCATTAGAGTTTCGAATGTTGAACACTATTTTTATGTTTAGCGAGTTGTTGTCTGGGTCTGCGTCTACACTAATACGAAGGGTTTCTGGATTTACTCGTGGTTCAAATGCTCGTATATTATTTTCAATTGCAATCAGCAATTCACCTTCGGTTTCAGCATCCGCAAGTTCAAACAAATACTGCTGAAGGTTTGCACCATAGTAAGGAGAAAATGGTTTTTCGGTTCGGTTAGTCATTATAAGATTCTTCAACGATTGCTTAACCGCAGCCGCACTAGTCTTCTTGAATACATCACCCGACCCTTTCTTGGCAAAAGACATATCCACGTCAATGTACTCACGGTTTTTCGTTGCCGAAACCGTTGCCTGTTTGCCTAGATTAGCGTCTTCTATCGAAAATGCACGAGATGCCATTCTTTCTTCCTAGAGTTATACTACTTCTATTTATACTACTTTTCGAGAACTTCTAGTAGTTCATTTTTACTGAGCAACTGACCATTGAATCGAGTCTCAATCTGTTTTCCAAACGACACGTCAAATGATTCTGGCACTTCGGGCATAAGCACCGCAACCTGACCATTCAGTTTTCCACTAGGATCCCATTGATCATACTCTAGCATAATCTTGTCATACTGTGTGTAGTCTTTCCAATACTCTGCTAGATCAAAGGTACGTTCGAAGTCTATCTCACCTTTCTCATCTATGCATCGATATACAATCAATTTACCGTCTTGCTTATCCTTGTTCTCTCCTGCGACTGTTTCGGTAGGACCACCACGATACACACCTTCGACTACAACAAGTCGTATGTCCTTAAAGAAGTCTACGTTGCCGTTGATCGAACGAAACATTTCTGCGTGTAGATATAGATTACGTGCCAACTGCTTACGTGCGTCCTGATCGTCCTTATACTTGTCAATAGTAGACAGACTGCAAGGATCGCCTTTGGTGCCAAGAAATTTAGAGATAGAGACACCCGGTGCCAGCTTAGTGCCGCTATTGACCTCATCCACAAAGTTAGGGTTGAAGTTCTGGTCTGGTACAATAATCATTTGAATCTCTTACCTCTGTTATTCACGGAGTTGCCCAATGCATTATATCCAAAGCGTGGAGACGTTGTATTCTTTGCTACTCGACCAACCTGTGGTGGATTCGGTGCTTGCCACTTTGCATTAAGAAGACCCTTCTGTACTAAGTCTTGTGCTACCAAGGATTGATTCGCAGGATCACGTAGACTTGAGCGAATCTCATCTATCGTTGGATTGATCTCATACAATCCTTTGTAGTCATCTCGCAATAAGATAGAATCACGCAGTTTATCTTTAGGATCGATAGCAATTGCTCGAATAGCATGGAAACCGTCTGATAGAATACCTGCAACCGCATCTGTCTTTGGTACAGGTTTTTCTGGAGTTGGACTCTCCATATTCTTAGGTACTTCTGGTGCACCACCGCTTGGTTGTCCGGGCGATTCTACCGATGCTTTTTCGGCAGTCTTGGCATTCTCTGCCTTTCTTGCAAATCCTGACTTGATTGCTTCGAGTGCCTGACCATGGAATGAACCATAGAATGCGGCACCTGAAGTAAATGGTGTTGCACCCTTCGGACCCATATAGACAGGTCCGGTGAACTCGACTGCCTCACCACCAATCGCACCTTTCATACCTAAGACAGAGATCTCTGTTGCCTGAATATTTGCATTCAGAGAGGACATAGAGATATTCTCTTCGGCAGATACTTGGAATCGATTGGCAGTAAATATCTCTACCAGAGACCCAACGTTGTTCTTCCAATATCCCTTGACAATGTGATCTTCGTTGCCTAATACAAGACGTGCTTCGTGTTCGACGGTCTTGTAAGTGGCAGTTCCCTTTGTGGTATATTTGGTATTGAGACCTACCTCAGTCTCTTTGTTCTTACGCACCTTAGTATTCTGGTTGCCTTGAACATTGACATTGTAGTCTCCTCCCACATTGACATTATAGTCGCCTGTGACTTCCAAGTCAAGGTTTCCGTTGTATACAAGTTTGCCGTTGCCTTCAATGATGACTGTCTGATCACCACCTGTGACTTCGACCTTGTTCTTGAGTGCAGAGATGACCACTGACCCATCCGCACGTACCTCAACACCCGCACCCTTACGATGCTTGATGAGAATACGTTCACCACCCGGTGTGTCATCATACGAGATGATATGACCCGACGATGTTTCCTTGACTTGGTTGAACGGGAAGCGTGAGGGTTCTTGGTCTTCGA